GGATTCTTCCAGGTCCGGGGGTTACTCGATCCATTACCAGCATTCTTAGTCCCACGCTTGATGTTTTGGAGCCGCAAACCGGTCAAATCTGGCCACGCTGAGAGAGGAGGTAAATAGTGGCGCTCGCGTTTACCACAGGCACTATCAACCAACCTGATGCGGGATCAGTTGGGCTGGCCATGGTCGAGAAGCTACGAGACGATGTTGTAGCTCATCCGGCCTGGGATCTGGTTGAGGAGTTTACGGCGGCGAGTGGACTTGTACGTTGGTACGTGTTCAAGTGTCTGGCCGCTCAGTCGGGACTTCCTGCTGATTATTTTGTCGTCATCGAACGGACTTTGGGCTCAGGGGAGCTTCGTACCTTCATCTGCGAAGGGTACACTCCGGCAACTCATACAGCATCGTTTTATGCTGATATCAGGAGCACGACATTTAGTACGTTTGACGCTCAGGGTCGTCTTCCATATACCTACGTGTTGGGTGCCACAGTCTTGACTAGTCCTTGTCCATCTTACACGACATGGACTCCCTCCGGAACGTCTACCAAATGGTGGCTTACCGTAGACAACGATGGATTCACAGTGGCGTTCAACGGTGCTTCCAATGGATTTGCTCATGTGGGAGCTTATATTCCACTCTTTTCCATCCCCAATCCAATGCCTATTTGCTTTATCGGACAGGATGGTGGAACTGGATTCGCTGGTATAACTCGTAATCCGGCGGTGGCGGGTACTACGGGGACGGTTAGGAACTCCGCATTGATACTCACTCCCGACAGTGGTGGTGGCAGTGTGGGAGTTCCTCTCGGACGTGCAGGCCGATTGGATCTAGGCGACAAAGCGCAAGGGGATCAGCGTCCGGTTGCTGAAGTAGGTATGCTGCTTTATCTGGCTGGTGGAGCTGCTGAGGTATCAATTCAGGGGCAGTTTATCGGTAAACATAAGCGTATAAGAGTTGGAGCTACTTCGGTTCCTGCCGGAATAGCGTTTGGGGATGCCTATGCGCTTCAAGGACGACTGTGGGTTCCATATTTGCCTTCCGATACTCGTATGTGGGATACCGGAGTGGCCGTCTAATGGCTGTCGTCGCCAATTGTCGACAACCTGACTCTGATTATGTATCAGTAGATCGAGTTCCGCTTCCGATCAGTCAGAGGTTTCCGGTGCCAAGCAGTGTCCGAGGATTCTGTATTGAGCCAGAAGATTCGGTGGAATATCCTGTTTTAGGGCTTCCGATTCCTCCAGGATTTCTTCAAGGAGCGCTTTCCCCAGAAGGTTCATATCTAGAACTCACCATCGGTCAAATCTGGCCACGATGAGAGAGGAGGTGATGTATGGCAAAGCTCGGAGACCGGCTGAGACACGCTTGGAACGCGTTCACAGATAGTGACAGCGTGAAAGATCGTCCGATGGAGATCGTGTCCGGATCATATTTTGGTGGACGGCCCGATCGAATTCGTCCTCGGTTTTCGAACGAGCGATCGATCATCTCCTCGATCTATACCCGAATCGGCATCGATGTCGCATCCGTGCCTATGCGACATGTCCGTACTGATGAGCAACACCGATATTTGGAAGACATTGAAAGCGGTCTCGACAACTGCTTGACTCTGGAGGCCAATGTCGATCAGGCGGGTCGGGCGTTTCGTCAAGACATCGCCATGACCATCCTGGACGAGGGTGTGGCCGCCATTGTCCCTGTAGACACCACCTTGTCTCCAGAGGAATCAGGGGGCTACGACATCAAGACCATGCGTGTGGGTCGTATCATGACATGGTTTCCTCAGCATGTTCGAGTTTCTCTATACGACGAAAATCGGGGAACTCGGGAAGAGATCACCCTACCTAAGAAGACAGTGGCCATTGTCGAGAACCCTCTATATTCGGTGATGAACGAGCCGAATTCGACCTTGCAGCGTTTGATTCGTAAGCTCAATCTGCTTGATACGGTGGATGAGCAGTCAGCTTCGGGGAAGCTTGATCTCATCATTCAGCTTCCTTATGTCATCAAGTCAGAAGCTCGTCGTCAACAGGCTGAGCAGCGACGCAAGGATATTGAGTTTCAGCTCAAGGGCAGCCAGTATGGTATCGCCTACACCGACGGTACTGAGAAGATCGTTCAGCTCAATCGTGCCGTGGATAACAACCTTCTACCGCAAATTCAAGAGCTTAAAACCCAGCTGTACGGAGAGCTGGGATTGACTCCGGAGGTTATGAACGGCACAGCCGATGAGAAGGTCATGCTGAATTATTACGCTCGTACCATCGAACCTTTGTTGGACTCAATCGTGGAATCGATGATTCGAGTCTTTCTCACCAAGACGGCGCGTACTCAGGGTCAATCGATCATGTACTTCCGGGATCCGTTTAAGTTCGTGCCCATTGGTGGTGAAGGTGGCATCGCTGACATCGCCGACAAGTTCACTCGAAACGAGATCACTTCGTCCAACGAGATTCGACAGGCCATCGGGATGAAGCCTTCTCAGGAGCCTAAGGCTGACAAGCTGATCAACGCCAATATGCCTCAGGGGGATACTGGAGTCACCATCGATTCCACCGCGGAAGACATTACTGATGAAGGGGATCCAGAGGCCCAAGCTATGATCGAGGATCTGGCCGCAACGGAAGCCGAGGTCGATGCGGCATTGGCAGGTGGGTAATGCGAACCCCCACCGAATTCGAGCTTCGTCATGGCCCTTTGTATGACCCGATCAAGGCCCACGCGTATTACGAGCGAACCAAGAAGCTAAAGGGACGAAAGCGAGGAAGGGAAGAGCCTGGATCGGGCAGTGTAGGCCAAGGTCTAGCCAGATCCAATGGGCATGATCCTCGTACTGGCAAGACCATGGATCAGATTCATAAGGAGGCCTTAGCCAGGCAACGCAAGGAACTGGCCACTCGAATCCGATCGCTCGAGGGAAAACTTCAAAAGCTTGAAGCTAAGATTCGAGAAATGGTACATGAAGAGGCTAGTGAAGACCGTAAGGGAGAGGCCAAGAAGGAGCGTGCGGCCAAAGAGCGAGAAAAACCCGATACCGCTGCTGAGAAAGCCGAAAAGGCTCGTGAAGCCAAGAAGGATCGAGCCAAGAAACAGCAGACACAGAAGTCCAAGGCGAAGAAAGACGACGATAAGTCCTCGGATAAGAAGAAGCAGTCGAAGGCCGAAAAGATCACTCAGCTTAAGATTACGGCCACCAGAGTGAGAGGACAAATCGCAGTCGCCAAACAAAAGCTAGCTGCGCTCTAGGGCGCCGAAGATCCAAAAGACGAAAGGAACAGTCAAAATGGGAGCAAAGTCCCGCCGACTGGTCTTCGGTGACTCTTCGCCGGAGAACAGCTTGATGCACTCGGTCCCTGATTTCAGTGGCTGGGCTACGAAGTATGGCCTGAGGTGCTCGGACGGACGAACCATCCTCAGCGGCGCCTTTCAGCACCAAGATGGCGAGCGGGTTCCGCTGGTTTGGCAGCACGGTCACAACTCACCCGAAAACGTTCTGGGCCACGCGATTCTTGAGCACAAGAACGAGGGTACATATTGCTACGGGTTCTTCAACGAAACAACCCAAGGCAAGAACGCGAAGACACTGGTGCAGCACGAGGATATCAACGCGCTGTCAATCTTCGCCAATTCACTTGTTGAGAAGGCCAAGCAGGTTTCTCACGGAATCATTCGCGAACTCTCACTCGTCCTGGCCGGAGCCAATCCTGGCGCTCTGATCGACAACATCGAGATCGCGCATGCTGACGGAGAGGTCGACATCGTTGCCGATGAGGCGATCATCTACACCGGTCTCGAACTCGAGCACGCAGAAAACTCCGAGACGACTGAGACCACCGAGACGGAGACTTCGTCGGATGACGACGATGTGACCGTTCAGGATGTCTACGAGTCGATGTCCGAAGATCAGCAGCAAGTCGTTCACTACATGGTGGGCGCGGCTCTGGAGAGTGTCGCAACTTCCGAGACCAGCACCGAGATCAGCGCCTCCGAAGAGGAGGGCGTCACCCACGAGGACAAGGACGAGAACGAGATGAGCGGACGCAACGTCTTCGAAAAGGCGAGCGAAGCCGCCTCCAACGGCAATGGCGGTCCCCGGACCGTGCTTTCCCACGACGCCATGCGTGGCATCGCCGCGGACGCTGTCAAGCGTGGCTCGCTGAAGGAGGCGGTGGAGGACTACGCCTTCAAGCATGGCATCGAGAACATCGACACCTTGTTCCCGGATGCGCGAACCATTACCGATACCCCCGAGTTCGACAGGCGTCGCAACGAGTGGGTCACGGCGGTTCTCTCGGGCGTGCGCAAGAGCCCGTTCTCCCGGATCAAGTCGCTCACGGCGGACATCACCCACGCCGAGGCCCGGGCCCGAGGCTACATCAAGGGTACGCTGAAGAAGGAGGAGTTCTTCGGCTTGATGAAGCGGGTCACCACTCCGAGCACGATCTACAAGAAGCAGCGACTCGACCGTGACGACATCATCGACATCACTGACTTCGATGTCGTGCTGTGGCTGAAGGCCGAGATGCGTCTCATGCTCGACGAGGAGCTGGCGCGAGCCATTCTCATCGGTGACGGCCGCGATGTCGACGACGAGGACAAGATCCGCGACCCCAAGGGGGCCACGGACGGGGCGGGCATCCGCTCGATCCTCAACGATGACGATCTCTACGCAGCCACGATCATGGTCGACGTCGATGGCGACCTGCGTAAGACGGACCTCGTGGACAAGATTCTCGAGTCCATGCGCTTCTACAAGGGATCAGGGCTGCCGACGTTCTACACCACGCTGCCCGTGATGACCCAGATGCTCCTGGCCCGTGACTCCCAAGGCCGTCGCTACTACCGGACGGGGACCGATCTGGCCTCCGAGCTGGGGGTTTCCTCGGTCGTGCCCGTCGAGGTCATGGAGGACGAGCCCGAGCTGGTCGGGATCATCGTCAACCTCCAGGACTATACGGTCGGTGCCGATCGCGGTGGCGAGGTGTCGTTCTTCGACGACTTCGACATCGACTACAACCAGTACAAGTACCTGATCGAGGCCCGGTCGTCCGGAGCCCTCACCAAGATCCGGTCGGCCCTGGTGATCAAGCAGGCCGCGGCGGGTGCCACTAAGGTCACCCCCAAGGAGCCGACCTTCGACCCCGACAACTCGACGTTCTCGATCGTCGACACCACCGGTGTCACCTACCGTCGCGGCGATACCAACGCGGCTGTGACGGCATCGGGCTCGCCGTACACCGTCGGCGAAGGCGTGGATCTCACGATCTACGCTGTCTCAAACGCAGGCTACTTCTTCGAGAACAACGTCGAAGACGAGTGGACCTTCCGCGGCACCGCGGGCTAGTTCGCTGATCTGACCATGGCGAAGTTTCACGGTCGGATCGGGTTCGGTGAATCCGCTGAAGGATCGCCGGGCGTGTTTGCCGATACTATTGTGGAGTATACCTACTATGGCGACATTGTTCAAAATAGGAGGATTCTCCGACAAGAAGAGAATCTGAATAAAGATGTCTCTGTCGGCATTTCGATCAGCATCGTGGCCAACGCTTATGCGCGTGGCAATTTCTTCGCCATTCGTTACGTGGAATGGGCGGGGGAGCTTTGGACTGTAAATGATGTCGAAGTTCAGCTTCCCCGTCTCATCCTCCAGTTAGGGGAGGTGTACAATGGCCCCACGGCTTGAGCTTCAGTCACTCCTTCAGGAGGTGACCGAACACGTATATTTTCAGCCTCCGGCGAGTATCCATATGGAGTATCCGTGCATCATCTATGTACGAGATGGAACTTCGACGGATCATGCGAACAACGGGCTGTATCGACACGCCAAGCGGTATCAGGTTACAGTGGTTGACCGAGACCCTGACACCGAGCTCGCAGATCAGATCGAGGCGCTGCAATACTCGAGTTTTGAACGATCTTTCGCAGCCGACGATCTCAACCACTACGTCTTCAACATCTTCTTTTAGAAAAGGAGCCCTTCAGT